AGAGGAGGTTTCCGCGAGGGTGTCAAGATGTCGTTAGCAGATGGTGAAAAAGTAAAACCAGAGCCGGGCGAGTTTGAAAGAATGATCTGGCATAAAAATTATGTGAGATTACTTATATGGGCAACAGTGGGTGCTGATGTTGAGAATGGCAAGTGGGCAGTATATGGCACACGGTTAGGTTGTAAGTTATGTAACTTAGATCCTGATTTCAATCATCATAATGTAAGAGACTATGATTGGTTTAGAGAATTTTTTGATAGAGAAGTTGCAGTTGATGTTAATGATAGTAATATTGATGATCGTATTGTATCGCTTGGTGATGATTTAAGAACAAAGCTTGGCATGCAATTAGGCGAAATGGATGCTAATGCAAGTAAATTTTTTAAACGGGTTTATGTTAACCCACCACGTGTGGGCGTTAATATTACTGAAAAATGGATGGAAAAAAATAATTTAGTATGACAGATTACTTTTTAGAAGAAGTAAAAACTATTAAGAAAAAGCTAGACTCTGTTAGTAGCAGTTTCTGCTTGGCTAAATGGTATCAAGTAACTGTGCATTTACAAAATGGGCATACACATAGTTGCCATCATCCTGGCACACATAAAGTACCGTTGGATGAATTAACTAATAATCCAACAGCATTACATAATACACAATTTAAAAAAGAACGCAGGAAAGAAATGTTAGAAGGTGTTCGCCCACCTGAATGCCAGTATTGTTGGAATGTGGAAGATAGTCCTGGTGAGAATTTTAGTGATAGGCATATTAAAAGTGCCGCAATGTGGTCTGCTCCGTGGTTTGATGAAGCGGCAAGTAAGCCATGGGATGATAACCCTAATCCAAGATATCTTGAAGTTAGTTTCGGTAATGTTTGTAATTTTAAATGTATGTATTGCTATCCTAATATTAGCAGTCAATGGTATGAAGAATCAAAACAATATGGTCCGTATCCTACAAGTTTAGGATTTGGTAGTTTAGAACATTTAGACTATAAAGGTACACGGCCAATACTTGAAAGAGAACATAATCCATATGTAGAAGCATTTTGGAAATGGTGGCCTGACTTATATAACTCACTACATACATTTAGAATTACCGGCGGTGAGCCGTTATTAAATAAAAATACATTTAGGGTATTAAATGAGATTAATGATAATCCCCGACAAGAGTTAGAATTAGCAATAAACACTAATATGTGTGTACCTGATAAAAACTTTAACGAGTTTATTGGTCTTATAAAACCTATAACTGAGAAACTTAATAATGTCGGTGTCTTTACAAGTATAGAAGCAACGCATAAAAAAGCAGAATGGATAAGGTATGGACTAGACTATAATAAGTTTTGGGAAAATATTTCTCGTTTACAAACCGAAGTTCCTAAATTACATATAGATTTCATGTGTACATATAATGCGTTAAGTGTTAGTAGTTTCACAAATTTTTTAAAAAAGATATATGAGTTAAGAAAAATATCATATTGGAATGAGCCATGGCATCCGCCGTTAATGGTAAGTGTACCATACTTGCGTAATCCTCCGTTTTTAACTATTAAAATTTTAGATAATACATTTGAGCATTATATTATTGAAAGTATAGATTACATGGAAACACATAGAGGTGATGACAACACACCAGGGTTTGTAAGCCATGAGATAGAAATGATGACACGATTATTAAATTGGTTTCAAACAATTGATAGTGAGCAACAATTAAAAGTAAATCGTACTGACTTTGTTAAGTATGCTGATGAATATGATAGGCGCCGTAATACTAATTTTTTAGAAACATTTCCTGAGTATACAGATTTTTATAATAGGTGTAAAGCATTATGTTAGAAGTATTCCATTTAAGTTATTATGAACCGTTTGCCGATGAGACATATGAGAAATTAAAAGAACGCATACCGTGGGCAAAAAGAGTTGCAGGTGTTAAGGGTATATTTTATGGACATAAAGAATGTGCAAGGCAGTCTCTTACAACAATGTTTTATGTTGTAGATGCTGATGCAATACTTGAAGATGATTTTGATTTTACTTATAGGCCAAGTAGTGAGTTAGAGTATTGGGATGGAGTAAAGCAAAACGAATGTATACATGTTTGGCGATGTAAAAATTCAGTTAATGATTTAGTTTATGGCTATGGTGGTGTAAAATTATTTCCGCGGGAACCGGTTCGAGCGGCGGACACTTGGCACATCGACTTCACAACAAGTGTAGCAGGAAAGTTTAAAGCAATGCCTAAAACAAGCAATTCAACTTATATTAATCCTGACCCATACTCAGCATTTAAGAGCGGATTTAGAGAGTGTACAAAATTAGCGGCACAAGTAATTAAAGACCCAGAAGGGCACTATGATAGTAGCAACGATCCTCGCATATTGGAATGGCTTGATGTGTGGTGTAGTAAAGGCGCAGACCGCGAACACGGCGACTGGGCAATATTAGGCGCACAAAAAGGACGCGAATATGGTGAGGCAAATAAAGGTAATACAAAAGCATTAGACAAGATTAATGATAGAGACTGGATTAAAAAACAGTTTGACAAATCGAACAAATATATGTTATAATGAAATAATATGGAAACACATGAAATATTAGATAGATATGAATTACTTTATAGTGAAACATCTCCAATTTTAAGTGATATTCGTCGAGTAATTATTGATGAAGATTTAAGTAGTATTTTTCGAATTGCTACTAGCATATCAGAACAAGATGAACTTGTTGATGAATTTCGAAAGGCAGTAATGGAAAAAAATCCACATGCAATTTCTCGTATTGCTTCTCAATTTGTTATTGGTAATGATTTACATGTTCAAATAATTGAAGATTTACGTAAAGCAATAATAGAAGAAAATCATAGATCAATATTTAGAGTTTTCGAATATATTGGTGTTAGTATAGATGATTTGCGTAAAGCAATGACAGAAAAGAATCATCGCGCGATATTTAGAGTGTTTGATTATTTTGATTCGTCAGACAAACTTGATGATTTACGTAAAGCAATGACAGAAAAGAATCATCGAGCAATATTTAGAGTGTTTGATTATTTTGATTCATCAATTAAATTAGATGATTTGCGTAAAGCAATTACTGAGAAAAATCATTATTCTATTTTTAGGGTGCTTGAAAGTTATGGTGAAACCGGATTAGAAGATTTAAGAAAAATAGCAGGTGCAGATTTAAATTTACATGCATTGTTTAGATTATTGCCAGGTTTTATAAAAGTTGCACCATTGGATGATTTACGCCGTGCAATAGTTGAAGATAATTTACATTCATTATTTAGGTTAATTGAAAATGAAGAAACACTACCTGTTGAAGATATACGTAAAGCAATAGTTGAAGATAATTTACATTCATTATTTAGGTTAATTGAAAATGAAGAAACATTGCCTGTTGAAGATATACGTAAAGCAATAGTTGAAGATAATTTACATTCATTATTTAGGTTAACCAGTGCGTTAAATACAGGTGAAGTAGTTGCAATAATAGATGATGTACGCCGCAGTATTGCTGAAAAAAATTGGCATTCTGTTTTTAGAATATTAGAATATTTCCAAGAAAAAGAACTTTTACCGCTGTCTATGCCAGTAGAAGATTTACGTAAAACAGTTACTGAGGAAAATGTTCATTCTATATTTAGAATATTAGCAAGGTTAGACGCAGAAAATAGACAGATGAATGCCTTGCGTCAAGCCGTTATAAATAAACAAATTCCTGCATTAGTGAATATGTTTATTGAAAATCCACCTGCTTTATTTGATACGCTTCCGCGAGCAATACGAACTTTTCCTGATGTAGATTTTCGTGATGCTTTTTCAAGGGGGCAAATTTCTAGTAAAAAATGGCTTGCAAATGAATTAATAAAATTAGATATAAATCTTGGTACAGTGTTTTTGTGTGCTGGTTGGTATGGTTCTTTAGCATTACTGTTGTTTGAATCAGGATTACAAGTTGAAAAAATTAGGTCTTTTGATAAAGATGAAGGATGTTATAAAATTGCTGATACTATTAATAGACCATATGTAATGTCTGAATGGCAATTTAAAGCACAAACTGAAGATATTTTACAAATTAATTATCTTGATGGTCATACATATGATACAATTAAAAGCAACGGGCAAACACAGGAATTATATGATAAGCCTAATACTATCATTAATACAAGTTGTGAACATCTAGCTGGTTTTTCTCTATGGTATAATTTAATTCCCAAAGGTACATTGGTTATTTTACAAACCAATGATTACTTTGAAATAGATGATCATATAAATTGTGTGAATAGCATTGATGAATTTAAAAACATGGCCCCACTTGATAATATTTTATATGCAGGTGCATTAAACCTTGAAAAATATAATAGATTTATGTTAATAGGATATCGTTAATGTATAGTTATGCTGATATCAAAACAGTACATTTAGAAATTACACAACGTTGTCAAGCCGCATGTCCGATGTGTGATCGTAATATGAATGGCGGCGATGATAATCCTCATATGACTGATGCTGAATTGTCAGTTAAAGATGCCCAGAAAATTTTTAGTGTTCCTTTTATACAACAATTAAAAACAATGTATATGTGCGGCAACCTGGGAGATCCAATTGTTGCTAAAGATACATTAGAAGTGTTTGAATATTTTAGAAAGCATAATTCTAATATGTGGTTAAGCATGAATACCAATGCTGGTGCTCGTGAACCTGAATGGTGGGAACGACTTGCTAAAATATATGGACGTATGGGCACCGTTATTTTTAGTGTAGATGGGTTGCGAGATACGAATCATTTATACAGGCAAAATGTAAATTGGGATATAGTAGAACGCAGTATGCGAGCATTTATTGGTGCAGGCGGCAGAGCACGATGGGACTTTTTAATTTTTGAGCATAACGAACATCAAGTAGAAGAAGCAGAAATGCTTGCTAATGAATTAGGTTTTGAAAGATTTACTAAAAAGAAAACAGGAAGATTTATTAGTAGTGCAACAAGTAAAGCAAAAGAAGAACACCAGTCAGTAAATCGTAAAGGACAAGAAACACAAAATTTAGCAAAACCCACTAAAGAAGAATATAAAAATAGGGCATTGCTAAAGCAAGAAGAAATAATTAAAACTTATGGTAGTATGTTGGATTATTATAATACATGTAAGATAGATTGTAAAGTTGCCGGCGAAGAAAAGAGTATTTTTATAACTGCTGAAGGATTGCTTATGCCTTGTTGTTGGACTGCCGGTCGTATGTACAAGTGGTGGCATAAAGATTATAAAGTTGAACAAATTTGGGATTTTGTAGATCGCGCCGGCGGTAAAGAAGGTATTGATGTTATTAATAATCGGTTAAGTGATGTTGTTAATAGTAATGGACTATTAGAAGATATTAAAAACAGCTGGGCATTGAATAGTTTAGAAAATGGCAAGTTAGGTGTTTGTGCACAAAAATGTGGTGTAGAATTTGATCCGTTTGGTGAGCAGTTTACTTAGAATTAGATCTGCTAAGAATTAAATTAAGTTTTTTAATATTATTTTTATTCTGTAAAATTAGTCTAGTACCAGCATGTAATGGCCTTGGCCATGCCCCTATGTTAATCCATGCATAACCTACATGCTCATCATTTAGTTCCGGATGAAATTCGTCTGTAATGATACTTACAAAACTAGCATAATTGAAGCCATCGTCGTTGCTAACAAAATTATCTAATGGTACTGTTTTAATAATCTCAGGAACATTTATTAGTTCTTCTTCTAATTCTCTTTGTAGTGCGTAGCCTAAAGTTTCCCCTTCTTCAACTTTACCGCCGAAGAAACTCCATGTTAATGGATGAGAACTATCTGCAGAACGGAGCCCAAGTAATATACGGTCAGTCTTAAGACTTAAAAAAATAGTGCCTACTGCTTTTATCATTGTAATACCTTACTTCTTATGTGTATATTTACATGATTTACAAAACCACTTATTTTTTTCATCGTCAAAGTACAACTCTTTTTTACACTTAGGGCATTGTATTAATGTATGCCTCTCGGTGTTTTTTACATCACTATCCGCCAAAACCCTGGATAGTATCTCCCCTGATAAGAATCCATCCACTGTGTTCCGTTCCATTTAAACTGGTCTCCAGTAAAATTATTTTGTATGTAAGTAGTATCTTCTGTTGCAGACGAATCAAAAAATACTACCCAATTACTACCATTATATTGAATAATGTCATTTTTATTTGCTACAAGATTACCCCATGCATCTGTAGTATTTGATGCTCCTACAGCACCGATATCGTCGAGTATTAAATATTTTTGCCCTGTTGCCGCTACTGGTAATGTGCCATCGTCTGGATAACTTTTATGAGGATTAATAATTGCGTTAACTGTAAATGCTGTGCCAGGTAGTGTGTCAGTGTCGACTGTATAATCGACTATATTGCCAGTTCCGGTTGTTGCAATAGTGCCTACGATATCATTTGGAGATGTGTCTACTTCGGGATCTGTATTAAGCCGTAATCTAATTTGGGTAACGCCATCTTTTAAGCCGCCATATTGATCGAGATATTTGACCCAATCCATTGCACTACCGGTACCGTCGTCATTAATACCAGCATAATTTAATAATTCTATTTGTCCATTTGATACATTAATTGATGCATTAAGAGGAGTAAAAATATCTCGAGTTAAGAAAGTTTGCCCACCAAAGAAATCGTAAGCATTAGGATCAAAGTCATCAGGAAAATCATTAATTTTATTTGCAACTTGTTGAATAACTCGTTGTTGGTATACTTTTGCAGGAGGACTAATCCATACAGGCATTGTAAATGTCATTGAGCCAATATCGATTTGTGTATCAACTCCTTGTGGAACGCCGCGTGAACTCCAACTAATATCTGTTAATTCAACAACAACAAGAGATGTCCAATCAAGTATGTTAACGCTACTTTGTAATTCGATGGAAGGATTAAATAGAACTAGTATTTGTTCCATTAATTGTAGTTTTTGGTCTGCGTTGCTGGTCCAAACATCTGTTTGCATAGTTAGTGTATATGGTGTAGGCATTAATCTTTCTACACTATATCTATTTCCCATTTTGTCTGTATATTTTCCAGTTTCTGGATTAAATTCTCGTTCAGCAATTTGTTGTTTATCAACATATAATGGATCAAGTGTTCGTGCTCGATCTGGTTGTAGTGTTAATATATGTGATGTAATAAATGGGCAAGAGTTAATAACGTTTTCGCTATTGTTTTTTAGTATATGCCCGACCATGCGTTGCATATCAGCATATCTGCAAGGTACTTTAATAAACTTTTCTACGCCATCTTTGCCCTTGCCGGTTTTAACTAATAAACCGCCAAACAATCTCATAAATTGCAGAATGTATCTGCGAAATTGTTCATCATAAAAATAACCTGCTTCTCTATATCTACTTGCCATTTATTTTCTCTTTAAAAATCCGACTTTGGTTTTATTGCTCTACTTAACCCTTGCTTTGATGATACTGTGTTGTTAGTATTACCATCTTTCATTGTAGTAGTATTCTCAATAAAGGTTGTAAGTATTGTATTAGCTGCTTTCCATACTTGTCGTGTATCATCCTCAACTTTGATCCATTTATCATTTTTATAAAGGAACAACCTGTGTGGATTAAAATCTGTTCTTAAGTAATAAGCACCAGCAGCTGGATTAGTTGGAAATGTACTACCACTGCCTACAACAGAAGTACCTAACGGTGGTGTTGCATCAGATGTCCATACAGATTTTTTTCCAGTTTCAGCATCGTAAAATATGTGCCCAGCTTCAAATCCATGTTTAGGTACTTCGTTTTCACCTTGCTCAAGGATAGCTTCACTAATT